CAGGGTGACCATACGATAAGCCACGATCACGGATCGTGTCGGTGGCTGTGAGTAAGATTTCATTGGCTTTCATTCCTGCCCCTTGATGCTACGCCCACGATGGTAACCATCTCGCACGCCCTTGTCATAGCTTCTACGCTGAACATCAAAAATAGTAATGGCAAAGCCTATTAACATTCCAATGATGCAGATTAACAGCAGCTTGTCTGTGTTTGACATTTCCGAACCTAACTGCCCCAATGCCCTTGATTGGTGACAGACTTAGTGTGACAGAACTGTCCGACTAATCAAGCACATTCTGATAACGAAATGATAACGATTATCTGGCTCGCCCGTAGGTCTTTCCAGCCACAATGAATGTTCCGTCTTTTTCAATGTTAATAAGATCAACCTGCACCTTAGCCTTGTTCACATAGATAATGGCGAATGCCTGTTGCCAGTTAGCCACGCCCTTAGTGTAAGCAGCTTGCTTAAAGTCCATCAGATTGCCTACCTCGACACCATGTAGGACACGCCCTATTCGCCCCCCAGAAGCCTCTGAGAAGGCTGATCTGCCTGCTCTGTGAGTATGACCTGAGATGACATTCTTTCCGTGCCTACGAGCCGCCTCTAGGGCTGATAAGCCCCCCTGTGGCTTGATTGGTGTGTGGTCACCATGTACAGCAATCCAGTTAGGTGCGATAGGCATTGGGTTCTTATGAAAGGTGATGCCTAGTTCATCAAACTTCATGAACTTCTCAAAACGAAGTTCTGGCAATGCCCCGAACGCTGGCACTTTAGCCATGATGATGTTATACAGGCGATCTGTGTGATTGCTACGGATGCAATCTGTAACGCCTAATTGCCACAATAGATCCACAGCTTCATTGCGGTCATCATCTAGGGTCTGAGCATAACTGCCCATTCGACCTTCTTCCCACTTGCTTATCTGGGGTAGGTCAATCTCATCACCAATGGTGACAACTTGGTCAGGCTTAAACTTCTTGATAAAACTAGCAAGGTTACGGGTTGCAACCCTGTCATGGTACGGAACTTGCAAGTCCGAGACTACGACAATTCGCTTAATCGTCATCCTCATCATCTTCGTAATCGCCCAGCTTCTCTGGCTCGATTGGGTCAGGCAAGATCCAGCGCGGATAAGAGGGAACATCTGTAATCATGAACAGAGTTACACCCTCGGAGAAACCAGCCTTGCGGAGTGATTTGTAGTACTCATGCAAGCCAATGCAGTAGGCATCGAGTTTTGAGTAGCCCTGATCCTCTAACGCTCTGGTCACTTTTCTTGCCATGATTGAATTATCGCTCTAAGAGTATGTTATAGATCTCATCGACACGCGCATGGAGTCGCTTAATCTCTGCAAGCAGGTGAGTAATGACAAAGCCAGACAAGCCACCGAGTGTGACTAGCGTGGCAATGTAGAGCTGAAAGAAATCCGTCTGGCTCACTTTTTATCGACCTCGTCAATAGCTGCTTCTAGCGCATCGACAATGATGTCTGCTGCTGACTTACGAGCGCGGTATGACTTGATGGCTTGGCGTAGTGCAGGAATAGCAGCAACACCAAGAATGCCAGCAATGATAAGAATAAGATTGTCCATTAGTTTCCGCCTAACATAGATACTTGAAAAAAAGCACCATCATTGTCAGCTTCTTTTTTAAAGCTAACATGCATGTGCTTAGTGTGTTTGTTAGCCCCTGTGTACTTGCGCCACTTCCAGTTAAGGATGCTGGAGCAGATTCGTCCATCGAAAATGATGTAACTAATACGCTTGTCTGCTTTTGACTTGGACAAGGTACGAAGCTGATCAGCAAGATCTCCCATGATGTCTGGCTTTCCGCCCTTGAATAGGTCTTTGTCCACATCAATGGCACGAACCCAGCCCTGCTCATCAGGATTATGATCTGACTTGCGAGCAGCGTGTCGGGTATCACCGATCCAACCATCCGATGCGCGGTCACGATCTGGGAACGAATCATCGAACTGTTCGCGTAGCTGTATTGCAGCCTTACTTAACTTTGGCTTCACTAGGATTTAAGTATTCTTGGTAGTCAGAATTGGTCTCATCGACTGGAATAAATGAGATTGATCCATCTTCATTTGTTCGCTTGATAAACTCATTGCCTAGTTCTGTCGTAAATGGTTCATAGGTTGGCATCTTATAACTCCGCACTCATGTCAATGTAGCCGTTAGTAGTGTTGTTAGAAATCATACGAGTGGCACGACCAATGGTGAAACCGCTTGCATTGAACGCATAGGAAACATTGTTTGCGCTAAGTTCTTCAGCATTAACGCTAGTTGCTGTAGTTGCACTTGTACCCTCAACCACTCGGTAATTAGAGGCGGTCGTAAAGGTTAGAGTCGGTGTGCCTCGTAGGGTTACCTTTGGTGAAATGTAGCCAATAGCCGTTCCTGCGCTAACTGATGTGCCGATTCCAAAATACTCATAATTTATGAGTCCGCCCATGCGATAAAAGTAACGCTGGCAAGCTGCTAATTCTGCTTGGTAGGTTGAAGTGTTTGGAGAATACGCAGAAACAGCAGAAGCAGCTTCTAATTGCACTCCAGTTACCTCAAAGTAATCGTTAGCACCTGCTGTGCCTACTGGCGTGTAACTGAAATAAAAGCCTATTTGTGTGCCAGTTGCAGATGCTGTACCTGTGTAAGTAAAGCGCTGCCAACTAGTAGTTAGAGTTGCTGTTTGGTTTCCGCCAATAGCACTTGCAGCACCTGACCAAGTATTGATGATGCTTTGATCTGTACCTGTGCCTGTATCGACTTTGACTGTCAAAGCATTAGATGCGCTGGAATAGTTAGCACCTGCGCGGGCATAGAAAGAAAATGTAATTGCCTTGCCCATGAATTGAGTTGAATTGATGCTCTCAAAACTTTGTGAAAAGAACACACCTGTCGTTGCAGTTGTACCGCTGTTGCGCTGTACTCTGGCGCAGTATTGGATGAATGGCAGGTTTGTCGTATCGCCTGTTGCTTGTCGGCTCATAGTTGTACCGACATCGAAACCATTACGAGATGAAACCCAACGATCTGCGCTGTAACTAAAGCCACCCGCTTGCGCTATTGAAGTGCCACGCTGCCAGATAGAGAAGTTAGAATTGAGAACGCCATTTTTGCCAGCAACATAAGCTGAACCGCCTGAAGGTGTGCTCCATGTGAAGTCCATGTCTGTGTTAGTTGCCTTAGCAAGGACTTGACCAGTAGTGCCGCCCTTCAGATCGACCATAGAAGCATCGATGGCATTGCCAAGTGTGCGAATGTCTAGCGCACCATTCTTGACCAATCCTGTATTGTCTGGAGTACTCCAGTTAAAGTTCGGGGTCGTTGCCATTAGGTTAATGCTCCTGTCGCGTTGTTCCAGATAAGTGTACCATTTACGCCTGTCCAAGCTAATGAACTAGGAATTACTGTCTCCCATTGAGTCGTTGATAGGGATAGATCTGTAGCGGTGATGTAGAGGGTGATGTCCACAAAGCTAGGGGTTGCTCGAAGTGCGACATTCTCAACGAAGCCTTCGAATGTGCCACCTAGTAAATTGCTAGGCAGGTTATTGATAGACACAGGCTCACCAAAATAAACAGCAATCAAGGCATCAAGCATTGCGCTAGGCATGTTCGGATTATCCAGACGGAAAGTAATCACACCTAACTGCTCTCTAGGACTGCGCCTTAAATTAAGCTCTCTAGTGGCGATGTCGGTGATGTCTGCAAGGTTCTTGATGTTGGAGTCAGATGAACGCTCAAAAAGCCCGTAAGAGGCTACGGAGTCCGAATCTGAGGTGCTGTAGGTTGATCCGTATCCTGTGGCGTATCGATAGATAAGGCTGTTACGGATGCGAGAAGTCTGTACTGAGGAAGTGATAGAGGTTGGTGTTGCATACGCGCCATCAAGGAAAGTGAAGCCATTTGTTGCAAGATCGTTGGATCTGTGGTCTGCATCTGCATAAGAGACATCTCCATCTTTTTCCTCGAAAATCTGACCAAGTGCACTATTGGCAATTTGATCAACAAGTGTCTGGCTCTTAGCACTTGCACTAGCTGCAACTGGGATCATGGTGTAGAAGCCTGTATCGACTGTGCCAATAAAAGTCTCGGCTTCGTTCCATGTCGTAGTTGCTGGGTATGTATCCCAAGTCACAGTTGGTGTGACTTCGTTCCAGTTAAGATTCAGAGCTGCGCCTAAGATGTCTGCGATCTGCTCGCCATCTAATTCTTCAACAAGGGCTGTGTTATAGATAGCCTTAGTAAGTCTGGCAAGTGAGCCAATGCCTAGAATTGTGCCAGTCGTGACATAGCCTGATTCTTCTGGACTTCGCACTCCGATGTTAAAGTCTGAGACCTCGCCACCGAATACAGTCACATAATCCCCTGTGCTGTTCTTTAGCTCTAGAGTAACTGGCTCTGTGACATTGATGGTAAATGGAGAATTGTCTGTGTTGATGATTTCTACTCGGCAGTAACCTGCTGTGCATTGTCTGTCAATGTCCAAGCGACCAGATGCGAACGACACAGAGGTGACTGTCGTATAGACATCATCACCTACTGTCACGCGCCAATCTGGAAGCCATGTCATGCGATTGTTAATGTTCCTCGGTCGCGTGCTTCACGGAGCACATTGTCAATAGCTTCTGCAATAGCGTTAGGATCACCAATGCCTGTGTTAATGGTGATGTTCATGTCTGCATTTTCCTTCATGCGGAATCGTGCCACATCGAAGGATGACCCTGCACCAATGCCTGCGCTTGCTAACTCACGCATTCTGGCAATCTTGGCTTGTTCATCAACTAGATTTCCAACAGGGGTTGATGCGTTGAACATTATTTCATCAATTTGTTCTTTGAGCTTAAAGTTGATTGCTGTACCAACCTGTGTTTGTTTCCGTAAGTCGATCAAAGACTGAAGGGCAGGATTCGTAGGAATAACAGGGTTAGCGGTGGTGGTAGTAGTAGTGCCTAAAGTTGGCGATGGTGTAGTTTTTGAGCCAGTAGAAGCAAGATTTATCTTACCCAATAAAGCCAGAGCAGCTTCTAGATTAGCAAGATTGATAAGGTCTTTAGGCTTTAGGCTATCGAGAATCGATTTGATGTCTTGCAACTTAACATTCTGCATGCCTAGTGTACCCAGTACTTTTAGGTCTGCATTGAGTTTAGCTGTGGCGGCGATAATGGCGGCTTCATCTTTAGCAGCAATCGCATCTTCCAAAGCAAGGATTGAACGCTTGACATTAAGACGAGCAGTATCATTGGCAATTTGAAGAATCTGTGCAGAAGATGTTGCCTTGCCTAGTTGCTCAGCCTGATTAGTTAAGGCTGCTGCGATTTGGATCTTATCAATGTCAAAGACATCCTCGCCCTTACCAAGTGCAAGATTGGCTTTATCAATCGCGTTTTGCAATCTCTTTTGTTTTACTGCTTCCGCAGCAGACTTAGCCTGATCTTTAATAAACTTGGCAATCTGCTTGTTACGAGCAATCGCTTCCTGCTCTGCCTTTTTACGAGCCGCCTCACGCTTTTTATAGCCACCATCTCCAGCAGTAGGAAACATCAGAGGACCAGTATTTACTGCAATCTGCGGCTTGTTCTTTTTCATTGCATTGCCAATAGCACCAATGGCTACT